AGAAGAAGTTTGGAATATGTGTGAGAAATTCTATGGTATTAGAAAAGTGTCTTATATTTGGGATTCATACGATTTATTAGGTGAAAAAGACAGTCCTGCAGATATAGACAACAAAATATATAATGTGTTGTTTGAATATAGAATGGTATACGATGGAACGTTACATAAAAAATATATAGACAGTCTACGTAAGAAAGTTGGTGCATAATTATTGAGAAAAACTAGAGAAGAACTAAATCTTATAAAAAAGAAATTCGGCGTGGATTTATTATGGAGTTGGAGTCGATTTAATTCGTATCATAATAGCCCATTTGAATATTTCTTAAAATACATAAAACATGTTGCAGAAGATCGCCAAGATTGCATTTATACAACAACTGGTGGTTTGTCACATGATATTATGGAAAAATTATATACAAACCAAATTGAATATAATGACATGGACTCATGTTTTGAAGATGCATGGCTGACGGCTGGTATTGCAGATTTAAAATTTGATAGAAATGATTCTGAAAAAAATAAAAAAATCTCTGATAAGTACTATAAAAATCTCAAACACTTCTTTAATAATCACATAAAGATTCCTTACAAATTACAGATTGAACAATTTATTACAATTAAAATAGGTAAAAATGTATTCCAAGGATATATTGATGCCGTTTTTAAAGATGCTGATGGTAATTACAATATTTTGGATTGGAAAACATCAAGTATCTATAAAGGTGAAAAGGCACTAAATGAGTGTGGACAGCTTGTAGTATATGCAATCGGATTACATCAGATGGGTATACCATTTGATAATATTAAAATCTGTTGGGATTTTATGAAATATGTAAAAGTTGATTGTAAACAAGCAAATGGCAAATGGACTACTAGAGATATTGAAAGATGTGAAATCGGCTCTAAATTACAGACAAGTGCGAAAATGTGGTTAAAAAAATGTGGATATGAAGATGATCTGGTTGAATATCTTGATGCGTTGGCGCAAACAAATAGCATCGAATGTTTGCCTGAAGAAGTACAAGACAATTTTATTTTCCATGATTGTATCGTATATGTAGATTTAACACAGGATCTGATTAATAAATGGACAACCGATATTGTAAATACAATTGAAGAAATTGAACGCAGGGAGAGAGAATATCAAGATACATATGATGAAAAAGTATTTTATGATACGCCAGAGCATGTTGAAAAACAGAGCTATTACTTCTCAACATTATGTGCATATTCTCCTAACTTACATAAACCATATAAATTATATCTTGACAAATTAGAAGCTAAGAAAAACGGCGGAAATTTGCTTGGTGGAGTTGGAGCAGCAACAATTACATCTAATGCTGATGATGATTTATCATGGCTAAATCAATTATAGAAGAGTGGTGAGATAATGGCAGACAAGAATTATGTTGTATATCATTTACATACAGAGGATTCGCTATTAGATAGTTGTACAAATCATAAATTGTATACAGATAAAGCTGTTGAACTAGGTCAGACTGCAATTGCTTTTACGGAACATGGAAATACATATGGGTGGATTGCAAAAAAAATGTATGCTAATTCAAAAGGCTTAAAATATATTCATGGTGTTGAGTGTTACTTAACAGAATCATTAGATGAAAATATTAGAGACAATTATCATACAGTTTTATTAGCAAAAAACAAAGCTGGTATAAAAGAGATAAATTTACTGATTGATTTGTCTACAAGACCAGACCATTTCTATTATAAACCGAGAATTACGTTTAACGAATTCTTCAATATATCAGATAACGTGATTAAAATAAGTGCATGTTTGGCATCTCCATTAAGTAAATACCCGTCTTCTGAAAACGCATCTAAAGAAATATATGAAAAACTCCTAAAAAAATACGATTATTATGAAGTGCAAGGGCACCCATGTTTAGCGCAGATGAAATATAATAATATGCTTTATATTGCATCTAAAAAATATGGTAAACCGTTGATTGCAGGTACAGATACACATAGTATTAATGGATATAAAGCAGAATGTAGATCTATATTACAAAAATCAAAAGAGATTATGTTTTCAGACGAAGATACATTTGACTTATCCTATAAATCATATGACGAACTTGTAGAGATGTTCAAAAAACAAGGTACTCTTCCAGAAAGCGTATTCTTAGAAGCGATTGATAACACAAATAAA